TGATAACGTATTTAGAATAGGTGGATGGTCTGCATCAGCTAATAGATTTGTAATGGATATGAGTGGTAACTTGACAATGGCAGGTAACGTAACGGCATATTCTGATGTTAGATTAAAAGGTGAGATTGAAACAATACCAAATGCTTTAGATAAAGTTAATAAATTAAGAGGTGTAACATTCGTAAGAACTGATAAAGATGGACCTACAGGAAAACAAATGGGTGTTATTGCACAAGAAATTATGGATATTGTGCCTGAAGTTGTAAGTAAAGATAATCTTGGTATATATAATGTAGCATATGGTAACTTAGCAGGTTTGTTTATAGAATCTATTAAAGAATTGAAAGCTGACTTGGATAGTGCTAGAGCAGAAATAAAAGAGTTAAAAGAGCAACTATCTAAAAAGTAAAATGAGTTATATTTATTTACAAAGAAAATATTATTAGTATGGCAAACACATATACATGGGAATTAAAGAGTTTAAGAAAAATGAACTCGGGTAGTTACGATAACATTATTTTTGGAACTACATGGGCAGTAACAGCTACAGATGAAGATGGCGTAACAGGTACTTTTTCTGGAGCAACACCTTTTAGAGCAGATGAAATAAATCCTGACGAATTTGTACCATATAGTCAATTGAATGAGGAAATAGTATTAAATTGGATAAAGTATTCAGTAAGTGAATCGGCAGTAAATTCTTATTGGCCCCACATAGAAGGACAAATCCAAAAACAAATAAATGATACAAAATTCCAAGTATCTACTGTTGATTATATGAATTTCCCTTGGACTCCATCGGGTTCTGGAACACCAACACCATAAATTTATTAGATATTTTAATAGTAAATGTTCAAAGCATGGATTTAATAATAGATTTGTGTTTTGAACATTTTCTTTATATTTATATAGGTAATTTGGTATTATAACCAAAACAACACATTAAATAACAAATCGGAGAAATAAAATGGCAGAAAGAATTGTATCACCTGGTGTATTCACAAGAGAAAATGACCTATCCTTCTTAGCGCAAGGAATTGGTGAAATCGGAGCAGCATTTATAGGACCTTTCAAAGAAGGACCTGCATTTGTTCCAACTATTGTGAGAAGTCGTTCAGAGTTTAACGAAATATTCGGAACTCCTGATGGCACATATTATACTGATTATGCAGTAGAAAACTATTTAAGAGAAGCTGGAACAGCAACTATCGTAAGGGTAGCAGGTGTTGGTGGATACCAACAATTGGCACCTTTGGGTATTTTGGTATCTGGTTCTACTAAAGGTAGTGGTCCAAAATTAGTAGCAACACTTCACTCAACTCAAGCGGGTGATGAAGGTGTTGGATTTGCGGTAGCATCTACAAGCGTTTCATCTAGTTTAGATGGAAGTGGAAACTTTGTATTACATGGTATAGTTCAATCCGGTTCTTCTGCACAAGCAGCTATTTCTTGTTCAATTTTAGAAACATCTACAGCTGATGTTGTTGATGTTTTTGGTACATCTCCTTTTGGCGCTAAAAAGGCATATGCATATACATACTTTAGTGATATAGCAGCAGACTTTACTGGTTCTGGTGATAATGGTACAAATATTTCTGTAATAAGTGAATTAAATCTACCAACGCAAGATTTTGCATATGATGCACAAGTAGCATCTACACCTTGGGTTAAATCTCAAAAAGACCAAAACGATAGTAGATATGACCTTTTCCGTTTCCATACAATTGGACATGGTAATGGATACAATACTAAATTTAAAGTTGGTATTTCTAATGTGAAGGCAGCTGGTGAAGATGGTTCAACTGATTACGCAACTTTCACTGTAACTGTACGTTCATTTGGTGATACTGATAAGAGAAAGAGTGTAATTGAAACTTATAACAATGTAAACTTAGACCCTGCATCTCCAAACTATATCGCTAAGAGAATTGGTGATAGATATTTCACTGTAGATACTGCAGGAAAGATTACTGAATATGGTGATTACTCTAACAAATCAAAATATATTAGAGTTGAAGTATCTGAGCAAGGTTCATTCCCAATCTCAGCAGCACCATTCGGACATGCAGCATATATAAATCCAATTAAAACTAATAACACAACTGAAGATGGTTATGTACCTGCAGTTGTTTACCAAACTGGTTCAGCAAATAACACATCATCATCTCCTGTATATTATGCTGGTTTTGATTTTGAAACAGCTGATATAGCAGTTGATAATAAAAACTATCTTAAACCAATTCCTGATGGAGCTGGTACTGGTGCAAACGTATTGTTCGCATTCGATTCTCAATTAACTTATCAAATGACCGGTTCGGCATCATCTGATATGGTTAAGAGACAATTTGTGTTAGGATTCCAAAGAGGTTTTGATGGTGTAAATCCAACTTTATCAGTTAATTTAGGTTCAAATATAGCAGCAGCAAATACACAAGGTTTGAATTGTTCTACTTCAACATCATCTGGTTCGGTAGCTTATAACAAAGCAATTGCAGCAATTTCAAACGCCGATGAGTATGATATTAATATGGTTGTAACACCTGGTATCATCAGAAGATTACACCCAGCAATTACTACAAATGTAATTGATATGGTTGAAGATAGACAAGATTGTTTCTATATTGCAGATTTCAACGCAATTGATGATACAATAACTGAAGCAACTGAGCAAGCAAATTCAGTAGATTCAAACTATGTAGGTACTTATTATCCTTGGGTTAAGACGGTAGATACAAATACAAATAAATTAATCTCTGTTCCACCATCAGTATTGTTACCGGCTGTTTACGCAGCAAACGATAGATTGGCAGCAGAATGGTTCGCACCTGCTGGTTTGAATAGAGGTGGTATCACTGGAGCAGTTAGTGTGTTGAATAGATTAACGCACGCTGAAAGAGATACTCTATATGAGAACAAAGTAAATCCAATAGCAGCATTCCCTGGGCAAGGTATTGTAGCATTCGGACAAAAGACATTGCAAGATAAGGCTTCAGCATTAGATAGAATCAACGTAAGAAGATTACTTATCACTGTTAAGAAGTTTATAGCATCTACATCTCGTTTCTTAGTATTCGAACAAAATACTTCTACAACAAGAGCTAGATTCTTAAACACTGTAAACCCTTACTTAGAAGCAATTCAACAAAGACAAGGTTTGTACGCATTCAGAGTTGTTATGGATGAAACCAATAACACACCTGATGTAATTGATAGAAACATATTAGCTGGACAGATATTCCTACAACCGGCGAAGACTGCAGAATTCATAGTAATTGATTTCAACATTCTTCCAACTGGAGCATCTTTTAACGCTTAATATGAATTTGAAGCAAACTGATATTTATTAATATAAAATAAAAGGAAAATAAAATGGCAGAGATACTAGAGTTTGATAAGATGTTCTATACGAACTTCGAACCTAAGATGAAGAATCGTTATGTGATGGAGATTGACAATATTCCATCATATATGGTAAAGGCAGCAGCAAGACCTTCAATTCAATTTGAGCCTGTTGTATTAGACCACATCAACATCAAAAGAAAATTGCAAGGAAAAGGTGAGTGGCAAGATATTACCATTACACTTTATGACCCAATTGTACCATCTGGTGCACAAGCGGTAATGGAGTGGGTACGTTTAGGACACGAATCTGTAACTGGTAGACGTGGATACGCAGATTTCTATAAAAAAGATATAGATTTCTATATGTTAGGACCAGTTGGTGATAAGATTGAGCAGTGGAAGTTAAAAGGTGCATTTATCTTATCTGCAAACTTTGGTGATGTTGCATTTGATTCTAACGAACCTGCAACTATTGAATTAACATTGGCTTACGATTACGCAATTCTTGAATTCTAATCTAAGAAAAACTATAAAAATAAAGGGATACCCAAAAAGTATCCCTTTTTTATTTTCAATTTTTTTGAATTAATGTATTTATATATACAAAAACAACTTTAGTTATGGCAGAAAACAAATTTGATTTTCCTACGGAAGTAATTGAACTTCCATCAAAAGGATTAGCATATCCAGAAGGTCATCCACTTAGAAAGGGAACAGTGGAAATTAAGTATATGACCGCAAGAGAAGAAGATATTCTTGCTTCTCAAAACCTTATTAAAAAAGGTATAGTATTAGATAAATTGTTCGAATCGGTTCTTGTTGAACCAGGTGTAAATCCGAATGATGTACTGATTGGTGACAAAAATGCAATACTCTTAGCAACACGTATTTTAGGATATGGTGCAGATTATGAAGTTGAAATGGTAGACCCATTTTCAATGGAAAAGCAAAAAGTAGTAATTGATTTGGGTAAAGTTAAAACCAAAGATACTGATGAAGATTTACTTAATGGTAATAACCAATATAAATTTATTTGTCCAACATCCAAAAAACAATTGGAATTTAAGTTATTAAATCATGGTGATGAGCAAGAAATAACAAAAGAAATTCAAGCATTAGAAAAATTAAATAAAAACGCTTCTACTGCGTTTGATGTAACAACTCGTTTAAAATATATGATTTTATCCGTTGATGGAAACAAAGATAGAGGATATATAAACAGATGGGTTGCAAATGAATTTTTAGCAAGAGATACAAAAGCTTTTAGAACATATGTAAAGAGTATTTCACCTGATTTAGATTTAACATTCAACTTTACATCAGAGGTTACTGGCGAAACGGAGGCGCTGGACATCCCATTTGGGGTTTCCTTTTTTTACCCTACCGTCTGATTATAAAATTCAACTTCATAACCAAATTTGGGAAATGGTTCAATTTGGTAATGGATTTACTTGGTCAGAAGTTTATTTTATGCCAACCTACCTTCGTAAATTTTATTTCAATAAGTTAGTTGAATTTAAGAAAAAAGAAGCAGAACAGGCCAAACAGGCCCAATCTAAAATGAAAACACCTAAAGTGAGGATGCGTTAATATCCTCACTTTTTTATTTGCCAATATTTATAGAATATAAATAGGGGAACTATGTCTAATAAAAAAATACAAAACGAAGGAATCCTTGATGCAACTGATAAGTTTATAACCGCATTTTTTGATGGTTTAAAAAAAGGAGCAGCTGATTCTATAATTAAGCAGGCTGAAAAAGCTAAATTACCTGATGATGTGGTTAAGAGAATGGAGAGAATGAAAAAAGAATCAGAAGAATTCCGTAAACAATTAAAAAAGCTGTAATATAAATGCCAACATCAGCAGATTATTTACGTCAACAAAAAGCATTACAGGAGCAACTTCAACTTAAAAAAGATATTGGTGAAGCTACTGAAAGGGAGCTTGACCAATTAACAAGAGTGGATGCAGCAGTAGAACGTCTTACAGCAAAACAAAAGAAAAAATTAGCAGACCAAAAAACAAGTCTTCAAATTTCTAAACAAATAAATGTTGAAACTGCTAAACAAGTTGGCGAATTATCTTCAATAAGTGGTGTTTATTCATCTTTAGTAAATTCTCAAAAAAGTTCATTAAAAATAGCTGAGCAAGACTTAACTAATAGAATAAAACAATATCGTGCATCTGAAAGTGAAGCAAAAATAATGAATGATACACTTTCTGATGTAAGTAAATTAAATGCATTACAACAATCATTAGCAGAAAGTGGACCTGATAATGTAGAAGCACAAAATTCAATAAGAGAACAATACGAAGCTCAAAAAAATGAAATATTAGATTCTATTAAACAGCAGAGAGCAATGGGAGAATTAACTCTAGCTCAAGCTGAAGCATTAGAAAGAATCGTTTCACAACAAGACGCAAATCTTAGTATAGCTGAACAATATGCTACAATATCGGCAGAACAAAAAGAATTAATACAATCGCAAATAGATGCCTACGATGGTATAAAAAAATCATTAAGAGGAATCGTAGGTACAGCAAAACAATTATTTAGTGGATGGCGAGGGTTTGTTGGTACTTCTTTATTTGGAGCTGGAATGGCTGCTGATAAACTTGGTGCAAATATTAAAAAGTTTGGTGGGTTCGTAGATTCGGCACAATTTTCAGCATTAGGGTTAAGTTTAATATTTGAAGATGCTGAAGAAACTGCGGCATCATTGGCACAACAATTTGGTGGATTAAAAGATGTATCATTTGCAACCCAATTGAATACAAACCTTATGGCCAATAATATGGGTATTACTGGTGATGAGGCGGCAAATGTTGTTGGTAGTTTTGCTAGATTGAATAATATGTCAGCAGATACTGCTGTGGATATGGCAGCAACTACCAAATCAATGGCTAAAGCAGCTGGTGTTCCTATTAGTAAGGTAATGAAAGATGTTGCTAACTCAACTGAAGCATTTGCTTTATATGGTAAAAATGGTGGAAAGAATATAGCTCAAGCAGCTGTAGCAGCAGCTAAGTTAGGTGTAGAAATGGATTCGATGACAAAAGTTACCGATTCCCTTTTAGATTTTGAAACATCTATAACAAATGAATTGGAATTAGGTGCGATGCTTGGTAGAAACCTTAATTTGGATAAAGCAAGAGCATTGGCATATGAAGAAGATATTGCAGGAGCTGTTGGAGCAACATTAGATGAATTGGGTGGGATAGAGGAATTCAATAAAATGGATATTTTTTCTAAAAAGAAAACCGCAGAATTATTAGGAATATCAGTTAGTGAATTCCAAAAAATGGCAGCTAACCAAGATAAACTTAGTGAAGGAACTGGTGTAGTTGAAGAAAAATGGAATACAATAACGGAAGCATTAACTGGATTTGTTACAGGCCCATTGGGTGGTGCATTGAAAGGTATGGGTGGTATGGTTATAGCAGCCGGTCAATTAAATATGGGATTGGGTGCAGTTGGTACATCTATTGGTGGAATGGCAAAAGGAACAGTTCAAGTATTGAAGAATTTAGTTTCTATGATAGCACCAACTAAATTACTTGAAGCAAGTAAAGCATTTGGTGGTGCTATTGGTGAATCTAAATTAGGAAAAGGTGTTGGTGCATTAAAAGATAAATTGATGGCAGGTGTTGGTGGTGGTGGAGTAAAACCCGAAATACCAACAGGTGGCCCTGAAAAAGCAAGTGCATTTGGTAAGATAAATGCATCATCATTAATAAAAGGAGCAGCGGCTGTAGCAATTATGGCTGGGGCACTTTGGATATTTGCTAAAGCAACACAAGAATTTGGTGATAAAGTAAACTGGCCAAATGTATTTATTGGAATTGGTGCTATGGCACTATTGGGTGGTGTGGCAGCATTATTAGGATTGGCAGGACCTATGATATTAATTGGAGCCGCTGCTATGTTATTAGCGGCAGGAGCATTTTATGTTTTTGGATTGGCATCTCAAGAAGTTGCTAAAGGTTTAGCTATGTTAGGGCCGGCACTAATAGGATTCTCAGCTGGTATGGTTGCATTTGTTGATGCCCCATATATAAGATTTGGATTAGGTATGGCAGGTCTTGCGGTGGCATTAACAACATTTGGTTTAGTAAGTCCATTTATGTTAATGGCAGCGGTAGGTATGACAGCATTGGGTGGAGCTCTTGCTTTATTTAGTGCGGCTTTACCAAATTTTGTAACTGCAGTAGGACAATTGGGTGGTGTTGATTTATCTCCATTAATGAGTTTGGCAGCAATGGCACCATTATTTTTCCTTATGGCTTTATCAGCACCTGGTATAGTTGTATTAGGAGCTGCATTTACGGTGTTATCATCGGCTATGGTTGCATTAAGTACAAGTTTACCTATGGTTATGGACCAAATATCACAATTGGTATCAATGGATTACCAACCTATATTTGGTTTAGCTGGAGCTATTAGTGTTTTAGCATTTTCTCTTTTATCATTGGCTAGTGCTGGATTATTAGCATTACCAATATTATTGGGATTGGGTGCATTAGGCGCTGCTGCTGGTGCTTTAGGATTTGGTGGTGGTGATAAAGAAGATGAAAAAATGGATGAATTGATTGGTGAGATAAAAGGATTAAGAGCGGATTTGGTTGCTGGTAAGATTGGTGTAAGTATGGATGGTGTTAAAGTTACTTCTAGAATCTCTGGTATAGTAGATAAGATAGGTTCTAACTCATATGCAAAAGTATAATAAATGGCAAGGACGATAGAAGAATTATTTAAGACGAAAGTATTGGCAGATGGTAAAACTGCCGAAAAGAAATACGATATTCGTAATTCAAAAGAACTTCCATTGAGTTCAGCAACTGGTGCTATGGGATTGCCATTTAAGGCAGTACAAATAGCGAGAAGAAATTTATCAGCAAGAACTAAAGAAACCAGAATAGAAGAAGAAGTAACTGGTGTAAGAATTATAAGTAAGTTGGGCGGACCAATTATTTATGGTACGGATATTTTCAGATTAAGTACACAAAGTACGGATATGGTTAAGACGATGAAAGATTCGGTTAATCCTACTGATGGTGGAAATGCTGGTATATTAGGAAATGCATTTAACAAAGCAAAATCAAAAGGTTTAGAATTAGCAAAGAAGATAGGTATTGAGTTTCCTGAAAATATGATTCCTACAAAAATTAAAGCTAATGATAAGTTTATAAAAGGCAAAGAATCGGATACAATGATTACTTTGGCAGAAATTAAAAAAGATGCTGCTGGTAATTTAGTTGGAAAATTATTAGCAAAAAATGCAAAAGGAACTCCTAAACAAATAGGAAACCAAGTTTTAGGTGCTGGTATTGATTTACTAAAAAAAGAAGTTAAGAAAAAATTATTTGGAGCACCAAAGCAAGGAGCACAAAACTTAGCATCAAAATCCGAAGGAGAAGTTCAGTATGATAGTACATCAAAATATTCAAATACTGTTCAACCGGCGTTAGAAGATGATTTTGTAAGTGAAAGAAATGATTTATCTTCATTATTAAAAATGAGAGATGAAGCAAAAGCTAAAAATCAATCATCTTCGCAAAATGGTGAGTCTTTAAAAACTCCACCAAAGCCTGATGCTAAAAAGGCATTGGGAAATATTAAAGCACCTGATGGATTATCACCAAAAGATACTTTATCGGCATTAAAGAAAGAAAATGAAAAAAGTGTTGCCGATGGTAGAAAAGAAGGTCAACAAAGATTAGCTCAGCAAGCAGCTTCGGATGGTGATTCAATAAGAGAAAATAAGTACGATAATTTAAAACAATATGGTACTACAGTAGATGCATTAAATACGGAAATAAAATCAAGAAACGATGCATCAACTTTATATGAATCTGCAATTGATTTAAATGAAAAGTTGATAAAAGATAAAAAACCTGTAAAGTATAAGTTATTACCAAGAAAAGAAGGAAAAACAAAATTTTCTAAAAAAGTTGATAGTGGTGTAAATAAAACATCATTAGCAAATAGATATAGAATTGATACTAAATCAAATTTATTAAATGAAAAAACTCCATATCAAGGACCTACTTTACAAATATCGGATAATACAACATTGGATGATTATGATTTTATTCCATTAAAATTTACTTCGGTAACAAGCGGAAGAAAAATAAACACAGTAAATTTTATGGCAACTATTACTGGACTTTCTGAAACTGTAAGTCCAACTTGGGATACTGCTAAATTTTTAGGTTCACCATTTAACTATTATAACTACACTGGTATTGAAAGAAGTGTAACATTTACTTTCTTAGTATATTCAACAAATGCAGTAGAACATATAGCAGCTTGGCAAAGAATTAATTTTCTTACGGAATTAGCATATCCACAAGCATATAATCAGGGTTATATGATTCCACCATTCTTAAAATTAACATTAGGTAGTTTATATGTTGAAAAAGAATGTTTTATTGAATCTCTTTCATATAATGTTGATGATAATGGCGGATGGGAAATCGGAAATGTGGATAAAACAAAAAATGATTTTACTTTTGGAAAAACAAATGTAAAATTAAATGAATTTAAATTACCTAGAGTAATAACTGTTGATATAACTCTTAAATTTGTTGAAAGTGCAAGTAACACATATGGTGGTGAATTGTATGGATTTAAGAAAATTGGCGGAAATGTTAAACTTGTTCAAAGTAATCAACAAACAGCAAATCAAGAAAAAACAGCAGATGTAAATTCATCCGCAAACAATGATGAAAGAATTTCAACAAGAGATGAAGAAGCGGAAAAGCCAACATTAGAACAACCAAAACCACAACCCGCACCACAAACAAACGTAAATCAACCCGGTCAACCACAATCTGAAAAAGTTGCTGAAGTTCCAAAAGTAGAAAATACAGCTGCAGCAAAAACAGCAACAATATCTGATGTAAGAGGAAAGTTTGAAAAGAAATATTTAGTAGCAGGTCCGCCGTTAATTCCATTGGATTTATATACAAAGGGGCCAAATCAATATGGATTTTATGAAGCAGTAGCATATGATGGTACTGGTAAGGCAAAAACTTATGTACTTAGAAGTGCTGGATTTGAAACGGCAAAAGATGCACTTGATGATTTGGAAGCAGAATTAAGTACTTTTTAAATAACATAATATACGATGGTTAGTAGATACGAAAATAACGAAATAAAAAAAACCTTTGATGGTAAGCAGGTATATAGAAGTAAAATATATCCAAATATTCCATTAAGGGATGATGATGTATATATAATAACAGAAACAGGTGATAGACTCGATACACTAGCATATCAATATTATAAAGACCAAACATTATGGTGGATTATAGCAACAGCTAATAATATTCACAATGCACCATTAGGTATAAAAGATGGAACGATTTTAAGAATACCATCTAATTATATTGAGATACAAAGAAATTTTAATAAATAAAGTTATAATATGTCATCATTTCCTAATTTTTCTAACGTACCAAAGTATGTTAGAGGTGAATTAAATAAAAGAATTAAAGACCCATCTGTAGTAAATAAATACAATGCATGGGTTAGAATTTCTTCTGCGGCGGGGGGTGGATTATCTATGATTTCAAATCCAAATTATTCTTTATTTGCAGCTGCTGGAGAAAAAGCAGTTTATGGTTCTGGTACATCAAGTGGAACTTTGGGAACAACTTGGGCTGGCAGTGCAATTATTGGTGGACTAAGTTCTGGTGGTGATATTGGATATAGACCAAAACCAAATGTTACCTCAATTGAAATAGATGAGGGAGCTGGAAATTTAAGTAGAAAAGCATCGTTTACAATAACCGCATATACTGAGGCACAATTAAATACATTATGTAAATATTTTTTAGAACCTGGTTATACTATTTTTTTAGAATGGGGCTGGAATGTACCGGATTCGTTAAACGCATATAGCGCTAGATTAACTGCAGAAAATGTTGCAGAAAATCAATCGTTTACAAAAGTAAATGAAAAAAGAAAGAAGTGTAATGGGATGTATGATAATTACTTAGGATTTATTACAGGTGGAAGTATATCAATGGAAGGTTCGACATGGAATATAAACATTAAGTGTACGGGATTCACCGAACTACCAGCATATTTGATGGCATCTGATAATCACGAAGCTGAAGGTGATGCTCCAAAAGATGGAGAAGATGAAGATACATTAGCATTTAAACCATCTGAAATAAGTGGTGAGAGTGATTTGGGTAAAAAGAGATTTAAGATGATGTTTAATAATCTACCAAGTTCAAGACAATCAACTGCTGTAAAAAATTTGTTAAGTAATAAAGAAATAGCAAATGCAGCAAATTTTATTAATTTTGATGAAAATGTAAAAGAATCTTTAAATTCTTTAGGTGGTGGTACTGAATTTTTTGGATTGTCTGTAAATGATGAAGAAGTATCAACGGGTGAAGGTGATGTTGAAGTACCATCTGGAACAAAATTGGTAGGTGATGAGAGTTTCATAAGATTTGGTACGTTAATGGCTATAATTAATGAAATGGGATTGGAAGCATTTACACTTAAAAATATAGATGTAAAGGCAACAGTAAATTCTTATAGAACGGTATGTTCAGCATTTCAAAAAATATTTAGTACTGATAAAAAGAAGCTATTAATACCAAATAAGTTTACACCAGCGTTTTCATTATTCCAAGCAGCAAATACGGATAGTCCACAAACCACATTTACAAATACAAATGATTGCAGTGTAAAAGATGGAGAAACTATTGTTTTATTTCCTGAAGAAGGTAAGATTGAAAATGGCGTTGGTAAAAGTAAACCAGAAAGACAATTACAACCATCAGGTCAAGATGATGTGGAAGGTTTACAAAGAGAAGCTTATACATGGGGTTATTTGGATAATCTTTATGTAAATTTTGATTTTGTTAAACCAATATTGGAATCAAAAAACTTTTCAGTAAAAGATGCAGTATATCAAATTCTAAACGGAATGTCATCGGCAGCAGGTGGTATGTGGGATTTTCAAATTATAGAAAACGAATCCGATGATAAAAAATCAACTCAATTAGATATTATTGAATTAAATCTTTCATCTGACAAAGTAGGTTCAGAACCTGTTACTTTTAATGTAATAGGTAGTGATTCTATTTTTATGGATGCATCATTTGATATGGAAATGAGTGGTGCTAAAATGAGCCAAATTATAGGTAATAGATTATCAACAAAAATGAATGGTAGTTTACCATCAATAAAAGGTAATCTATTTGCGAAAGGTATGCAGGATTTGGTATTAACAGAAATTAAGAAAAAACAAAAACAAACAGATAATACTAAAAGTACAACAACAGGAGGTACTTCCGAAGATGAAGAAAAATTGAAAGAAAAAAATCTTCAGTTATTTTTAAATAAAATTGGAATATATCCAAAAGTTGAACATGTAAGTTCTGTTCCTTCTGGAAAATTAGAAGAAATTGCATATGTAGCTTGTTATAATGACCAAGTAGTTTTTGATACACTCAAATTTGGAAAAGATAAAGTTGATGAAACATCTAAACAAGGAACATCAGCATTACTACCAATAAAATTTACATTTACAATACATGGAGTTAGTGGTATAACAAGAGGACAGAAATTTAAAGTAAATGGTATTCCAAGACAATATGCAACCGGAGGATTTTTTCAAGTAACTGCTGTAAAGCATATTGTACAAGATATGGTTTGGAAAACTGAAGTTGAAGGTGGATTTAGAGTTGAAAGAAAATAATATGAGTAAAGAAAGATACGATAAGATAATAAAAAAGGATATAAACTTTAAACCTATTAGAATCAAAGCATTTAAACCAAATCCAAATGAATTTGATTATAAGAGAGGATATATAACAAGGTATTTTGTCCAAAAAATAAATGATGAAACTGCACCTGTTTATGAAATAGACCAGAATGCATTTGATGTTTTTGGAAATAATACATTTTATCAAACTACATCAATTGACTGGAAAATAATTGGTACTGATGAACAAATTAAAGATGCAAATTCAAAATCAATACTTTTGGGTGTAAAAAAGTTGAAAGCTTTGTCATTATATTTACCAAATCTTTTACAATTTAGAAAACCAAAAGATTAATATTTAATAAAAAATAAATTATGGGATTTACAATAACAGGTTCAAAATTTATTACTACTGTATATGGTGAACTTGATTCTTTATATGGGAGAATAGATTCTTTTAGATATAATAGAAATTCTGGTAATTTAGTTACTACAATTGCACTTTATACAAATAGTAGAGGAGCAAAATCAAATGAATTAATAGAATATCCTGTTAATTTTATGGATTATAATATTATTGGTGTTGATATTATGTTAAGTGGTTCTATGGAAACAATAACATATCCAACATTAATAAATATTCCACTCACATCATCTGCAAATGTTGAGGTGCCAATTTACACCAATCACATTACCAGTCAAAGTATAAGTTATTACGATTTTGATGATAATGGAGATGTTGTTGAAAAATTTAAATGGGAATACTTTTCACAATCTGTACAAATAGGAACAGAAATAAAAGAGCAAGATATATTAAATAAAGAACTTATTACAGGTAATGTTTTTCCATATATGTACAATGTAGTTACATCGGAGTTCAAAGGGATTTTTGGTGAAGAAAACGTAATAAATAGTTAGTTAAATGGCAAATTTTAGTATAGGTAGTTCTGTTCCAATGTCTACGCTTAGAGATGGGTTTGGATATGGTGGACCTAATATTGATATAGAAACTATTAAGGATACGGTATATCCTTATAGTGTTGGATTTAGAAGCTTAAGTGCATTCCAAAACCAAGGATTGTGGAGATATAGGATAATGCCTGATGATGGTTCTAGGGGATGGGTTCAAATGACTTACCCAGTTAATAGCGGTCAAATTTTTGGTAGTTATTTAAGCCCATGGTTTAGAAGTGGAGATTATCCTTACACATCAATATATGCACAAGGTATATATCCTTATAATTTTCAATATTGGTTTTATGAAGGTGGTGGTGTATTTTCGTATGGCTCTGCCCCAAATGTGAATTGGAATCAAAGTGGAGTTCTTAATTTAAGAGCGTATTTTGCATAGTTATAAATAAATGTTATGAAAGCTGTATGGGCGTATGGAAATAATGATTGGACCAAATCTTTTAAATTTTCAAAGTTAGAACTTATAACTGTATTTGCATCAATTACTTTGTGGAAAAAATTCTACCCAGAAGTTCCAACCTATTTGTATTGTGATGAATCGGTAAAAAAATATCTTACCGAAGTTGATTTACTTCAATTTTGGGATAACGTAGATACATCCATTCACCAAACCCAAGACATTTATAATCGTAAAGCTTTTTGGACAATTGATAAAATACGATTGTTTCAACATTTAGAAACTCCATTTACTTTTATGGATATGGATTTCTACATTAAAAAAAGATTATCGGACTATACTAATTATGATTATGTTTGTGCTTTTGCAGAAAACACAAAAAATTACTATCCACCATATTACGATAAGACTTTTAAAGAATTAAATTTTCCAAAAGAGTTTACATTTAAAGATACGGCACATAACACATGCTTTTTTTATGTAAGAAATTCGGATGTTGCAAAAAAATATACGGATATGTGTCTTTCATATATGAAGCAAATTAATGATAAAGAATTAACACAAGGGCATAGTGTATTTTTGGAACAAACAATATTATATGAGTTAGCATTGGTAAATAATTGGAATTGGAATTTGTTAATGAATCAAAAGTTTAACGATGTTACGGGAAAATGTGACCCAGAAATAATAGAGGGATTTTTAAGTCCAAAACAAACAGAAGAATATTATAGACATTTAAGTGTTGAGAAAATGTATGCAACAGAAGGAACTAACAAATTTTTAATTATAAAAGGTGAAATAATAGGATTAACAAAACAACATAATCCAGAATTACTTCCATTGTTACATAAACTATGTCAATAAAAGCAATACATATAAATTGGACTAAACCATTTTTTGAAAAAGATAGGTTACGAGGACATGGATTTAAAGTTTTTAAAAACAACAAATCAAAAGAGTATTCATTACCAACTTATCAAATATTAGTTACTAAACTTTCAATATTAAATTGGAAAAAGTGGAATGGGCCTATAAAATTGTACACCGATAGTATTGGTAAAGCATATTATGATGCGATTGGTTTGTTAGAACTTTATGATGAAGTTGATACTGATATATTAGATAATTACAATGATGTAGATGCTGCATATTTTTGGACAAGTGGTAAAATAAATTGTTTACAATATGAAACTGAGCCATTTGTTTTTATAGATAATGATTTTATTGTAAGGGAAAAAATAAATGAATATAGATTAAAACAATTTGACTTAATAATAGGATATTGGGAAATACCAAGAGGATATTATTATTTTACCAAATACCAATTTCAGAAAGAAATTAAACATTGCCGCTTTCCTGAAAACTATAATTGTAACTCATTAACGCCAAATACATCATTTATGTATTTTAATAATTTGAATTTGGTTAAAGAATATGTTAATGCACATTCTAAATTGGTTGATAATAAAGGGGTTGAAGTTCCTGAATGGTTTTGGTTAATGACAGACCAAGGTATATTAGGACATTGTATAAGAGAAGGTAACTACAATGTGGGTACAATTACAAATAGAGTATTTTTAAGTGATAGTGACCACACCGATTCAACACAAAGATACAAAGGAATGTCAGAACCTTGGTTTCAATTTATTGACACGGATAATGTAGATAAATTTAGTTGGGAGCATCTTTGGTATTTAAAAGCACATTTTAACGATGATAAAGAAATGATGTTAGAGTATTGTAATCGTTATAATAAAGAAATAAAAATGTTATGCAGTTTATAAGAATATTTTGGGGAGATTATAATAGATACGAAAAACAAATTATTGAAGCTAAAAAAGATAATTTAGATGAAAAGGTATTTGTATGGGGATACGATAACTATGTTAAGCTAAAAGAGTTGGGATACAATTGTGATTTGATAGATATGCAACCATACGATTATACAATAGCTAATGCACATACGTTTAAACATCATAGAAGTTTGATTCACAAAATAAAAGGAATTGATATAGCAATGGAAACATATTCCGAAATTGTTTTTTTAGATTGGGATGTTAGAAAGATAAAAGAAATTGATGATAACTTTTATAAATTACTAAGAGATAGAGAATGTGATTTACAAGTTCCATTATACACCTATCCAACCAAAGCATTTGATTATTTATTGAATAATATTAAAGATGATTTAATGCAAAAGTTTTTTAAAAAACTAAAATTGTTTATAGAAAAATACTCCTACACAAAAGAGGGTAATTATATAATACCAAACACCGGATTTTTTTATTGTGCCGATAAAACAATAGTAGAAGATTTATTAGAAATAATAGATGAGTATAAATTACAAACTGTTCCAGATGAATTATCAGTATTTATATTTTCAAATGCAGATTTTGATAGTTACATAAAAAACTATGAACCATTAGTTATTGGCGCAAAACAACATGGTTATGATTGGTGGAACGAAGAAGAAAATGATTTAGAAAAGTATAAATTAAAAACATTAAAAAAAGAAATATATTTTGAACATCTTTAAAACATATGTAATATCATTAAGAAGGGATAAAGAACGTAGAGATTGGATGCTATCAATAAAAGATAAGATAGGATTGAATTTTGATTTTTTTAATGCGGTAACTTCCGAAGATATTACTGAAGTTATAAAAAATGCATATTTTTCACATACCGATTTTCACGAATGGAATATTGATGATAAAGCAGTGATGGCAACTTTTATGAGTCATATTAGTTTACTTAATATGGCAGTAAAATCTAAAACAAATTTATTGGTTATTGAGGATGATATAGATATTGTAAACTCATTTGATTGGAATTCTATAAATTTCGATGAGTTTGATTTATTTAGTTTAGGAACAAAATTTGGATGTTATGCTTATTTTGTTTCTTATAAAGGAGCAGAAAGTATATTAGAACATTTTTCCAAAACGAAAATTACTCAGGCATATGATTGGGAGTTAGCAAAAATTAATCATCTTAATTTTAAATTTGTAGATGAACCTGTATTTGTACAAACCAATAAATTTGTTTCAAACATAGCACCAAATGGATACCAAAAAAAATAGTTATATAATTGGAGTATCGGCTTATTATCACGACTCATCTGCATGCCTGTTTAAAAATGGCGAATTAATATTTGCCTGCGAAGAAGAAAAATTTACAGGCAAAAAGCATGATAGTTCATTTCCATTTAATTCAATACGATATATTTTTAAAACATATAAATTATCAAAAAAAGATATTGACGTAGTGTGTTATTATGAAGACCCAAAACTTAAATACAAAAGATTAATTCAAAATTTTAAAAATAATTGGTATAGAAGTTTTTGGTATTGTGTAAAGTCTATAATCGGCTTTAAAATAAAAATGATAACTTGTAAAAACAATTTAGAATTAGTATCTAAAAACGTATTTTATTCAGACCATCATAATTCCCATCTATTTTATTCTTATTATACTTCAAATTTTGATAATGCGATAGGTTTAAGTGTAGATGGTGTTGGTGAATTTGATACAACAACTTTTTGTACAATAGAAAATGGTGTCCCTGAAAAAAACACAATTGCAGAGTATCCACATTCGTTGGGTTTATTTTATTCAGCGATGACTGCATTTTTAGGATTCAAACCAAATGAAGGTGAGTATAAGGTAATGGGATTGGCAGCTTATGGTAATCCAAATGTTTATATGGATAAAGTAAAAAAATTAATATCTTATGAAAATGGTACATTAAAATGCAATATGAAAGTTTTTTGTTGGGATAGAGAAGATTCTTCAATGTTTAATGTTAAGTTATGCGAATTGTTGGAAATAGAACCCAAAGATACAAATTTACCAATAGTTCAAATTCATAAAGATTTGGCTGCAGCTGTACAACTAAACTATGAAAACATATTAATTAAAATTCTTAATGATTTGTACAAAAAATATGAAATAAAAAACTTAATATTAGGGGGTGGTTGTGCATACAATGGTTTGGCAAATGGAAAAATTTTAAAAAGAACAAAATACAAAAAATTGTGGATACCAGTAGCACCATCCGATGCTGGTTCTTGTGTTGGAGCTTGTTTAAATTATTTGGCTTCTAAAAATAAAGTATATAAAATAACACCAAACCCATTTTTAGGTCCTTCGTATTTGTATAATAATGTAATCGAAGCAATAGGAAAACTGAAATACAAACAATTTACATCTGAAGAAAAAATGTTAAAGGTTGTTGCAAAATTATTATGGGAAGGTAAGATAATTGGGTGGTATCACGGACACAATGAATTTGGACAAAGAGCATTGGGAAATCGTTCAATATTGGCAAATCCTTTTATAAATGGTGTAAAAGATAAAATAAATAATATTATAAAACAAAGAGAAAATTTTAGACCATTGGCACCTGCAGTAATTGTAGAAAAACAAAATGAATATTTTAATACAATTGGTGATGTACCATATATGAATAAAATTGTTAATGTTAAAAGAAAATATAAAAAACTTTTAAAAGAAGTATCAAATGTAGATGGAACAGCTAGAATACAAAGTGTAAATAAAAATACATTGTTTCACAAACTATTATTAGAATTTGAAATATTATCGAATCATCCTATTCTTTTAAATACATCATTTAATACAAAAGATAGACCTATGGTTTTGACACCAAAAAACGCAGTAGATTCATATTTAAACAGTGATATTGATTTGTTAATTATTGGAAATTTTATTATATATAAACATTAATGTATGAGAATTTTAAAATGGATATTTGAAAAAATAAAAAAATATCAAACTAGAAAAAGATTGAAAACAAAAATAAAAGAGCTCAAAAAAAGAGACCCATTCACATACCCACATTAATATGATAAATAAGTTATATACATATGGTTGCTCGTTTTCATCTGATTGGTGGATTAATGAAGAACAAACTTATACAGCTTTAGTTTCCAAACAATTGCGATGTGATTACATAAGAAGAGCCGAGCCGGCAATATGTAATAACGAAATATATCATAGACTTACTAAAGATTTTGAATTATTTAATGAAGGGGATTTTATTATATACCAATTTACAGCATTAGATAGAGGTGGTTATTGGGTAAATAACGATTCTTTATATATAACAACATCTTTATTAACAGAAGATATAGATATGAATACTTTAGTTTTAAATGAGTGGGGAGTTGGTAGAGAAAAGTATGAAATATCTGATTCTGATTTAATTAAATTATTGGATTATAATAATGTTTGGGAAAAGCATTCTCTATTTTACAAATATAATATTGTACACAATACTTTGGAATTTTTAAAAGAAAAATATAATGTAAACTATGTTATGTTGTTTTTAGATAATTATTTTCAAAAATTTTGCACAAACAATTATATAGAATTTCCAATAGAAACAAATTCAAAAAGTGTATCTATAAGAGATTGGGTAGTTATGAATAATTTAACAATAGCAGATTCAAATCCAATTAGACCTAAATGGGATACTCACCCAAACGAAAAAGCTCAATACCATATAGCTTCTAAAATTTTAAAATTTATAAAAAATGAATGTAAATAAAATTTACATATATGGTTGTTCTTTTTCTGTAAACTTTTGGATAGGTGAAGAAAACATTTACCCAAATTTATTATCAAAACATTTTAATGTTGAATATATTAATAGAGCAGATTCTGCAACATGCCATAATGAAGCTTATTTACGATTAACAAATGATTTAAAAAATTTTGAAAAAGATGATTTGATTGTTTATCAATTTACATCATCGGATAGAGAAGGATATATGGTGAATGACGATTCACTATATTTCACAACAGCAGCATTAACTAAAGATTTAAAAAGATTTGCTTGGATATTGGATAGATGGGGTAAGGGAAGAACTACATATAAAGTATCGGATAAGCAATTGGAAATATTATTGGATTATATGGATGGTTGGGTATGTCATACTAAATTTCACAAATTTAACAGAGTTGTAAATACTTTAGAATTTTTAAAAAATAAAGTTGGTGTAAACTATTGTTTATTATTTTTAGATGATGGATTTGAAAAATATAAAAATCCAAATAAAATTGTTTTTCCTATTAAAAAAAATAAAAATAATAATTCTATTTTAGATTGGGGTGTTGAAAATAAATTTACATTAGGAGATAGTAGACCAAATGAAGTTCCATATGATAGCCATCCCGATGAAAACGGCCATTATGGTATATTTGAAAATATAATAAAAAAAATAGATGAAACCAATTAAAGTTATACGAGCACTTTGGGGCAAGAATTTTGCTATTCATAAAGAAATTCCTAAATCACCTATATTCAAAGATGAATTAGTTTTTGTATATGGAATTAAAAATGAACAATTTCTAAAAAATTTAGGATACCAAACTAAACTTATTGGCTATGATGAAACTTTGGAAAATGTATATGATAATCATTTAAAACATTATGGTCATAAATTGGAAGTAATAAAGATGGCTGAGGAAATGTTTGATGAATACCTTTTTTTAGATTGGGATGTTGGTGTTGTTAAAAACATTGATAATAATTTTTGGCAATTAATACGAAGTGGAAATAATATACAATGTCCAATATATGCCTATAACAAAAATTATAGAAATGATATTTTAGAATACTACAAACAAAGAGGAACTCTTACAAATCACATAGATGAATTTTTAAAGTATCATATAGAGGGACTAAAAAAATACAGTTGGCAAACAGATGATTTATATGTTTTACCAAACTTTTGTTTCTTTTATTCAAACAAAACTAATTCAGCATCCGAGTTACATAAACTAATGGTTGACAATAATTTAGATACTTGTATTGAAGAATTTGCTATGTGGTTATTTTCAAATTGTTCACTAGAGGAATATGTATTAAAGTATGAACCATTTGTAATAAGAGGAAAAGAAAAAGATGTGAACTTACCAAATATGGATTGGGCTTTCAAAACGATAAACCAATATGTTGGTGAACGAGTAAAAAAAGAAATTTATTTATATCATGAACTTCAAACAACCACTAATTAAATCGGACAAAGATAATCTTTATTATCTAGCTCCTATTCCAGTTCTTCGTAAAGAATACGATGATAAACAATTGCATGATTCGGTCTATGTTTATGGTTATAATAAATTAAACAAAACAGAAAAGAAAATGGGGCAGGAATTGCCTGAAAGATATGATGAACAAAGGCAGGCAACATATGAAACAAACGATAATAGTGATATGTGGGTTGAAGATACTGAATTTAATCCAATAGGTAGTAGATTTCATACACCACCAAATAATTTTTTGGATGATGAAAACGAAGGTGTAAAAATAATCAGAAAAAGAATTGAAGATAGTTTTTTTGAACTTTTAGATTCTCTGGAAATACCGCACAATCATCAATGTAAAATAACCGAAAGTTGGATACAATATTATGACCCATATGAGGGTAGGGGACACAACCAACATAATCACTGCCGTTGGAAATCCGATGAAGAACCTAAAGTTGGGTTTAGTGGTGGATATTATCTAAGTGATGGTGAACCGCTAAAAGACCACCCATACAGCGGAGCATTTTGTTTTCACCTAAGAGGTATGTCACATTTTGTAAGACCTAAACAAGGAATGTTAATGTTATGGCCAAATGATATAGTTCATTCGGTAAAACCTTTTTATGGTAAAAAACACCGATGTGTAATTAATTTTAATTTGGAAATCTAAATATTTTTTCTTATATTTGTATTTATTGATATGGGGATGTTTTGGAATTGATTGCGATGCGAAACATAGTATCACACGTAGTGGGAAGGTTCTCAAACCACTTAAATCTCGGAATCAAACAATAAATGACGTAGAATTATCTACTTGGACCTTCGATGACGTTATGGCATTCGTAGGTGCTGATTACGCTGTAGCAGCCTAATCCCTTCCGCATCACTCGTGGAATTTAAATAGAAGTGAACAAAAGAGAGGATTACAGATCGCCTCTTAAAATCCGGACCTGTTGGTGGTAGCGCTGAACTAACCATTCGGCCCCAATTATTTTGGAAGGTGAATAAGATTAAACCTTATCCTAAACGTGTGAAAAGCTGGTATTGTGGTTACTTCGTAAGACACCGGTTCGAGTCCGGTCATCTCCACCACAAAATCCCGAACTATTATTTGGTAGTTTGGGATTTTTTTTGTATATTTGTGGTAATGAGAATTGTTGAGTCTATTGACGAATTAAACGAATTAAAGGTAAAGCTGGAAACTGAACCATCCATTTGGTATTCACTATGGGTAGATAATGATAAGCACCCATGTAATACCCCTATATCGTTTATATTCGTAAGAACCCTAACGGACAGGTATATACTACCACATCAACACACAGACGCTCTATCACTCTCTAATGAGCAAATAGAGGGACTGTTGAATACTGCCGGAGAAAAATGGGTATTCCAAAAGAAAAAGCTACTACAATCTTTTGTTACACTAAGGGAAGGACTGAATGACATTGACACCGCTTATTTCTTAAAGACAGGTGAAACAATAGACTATTCTCAACCACTACACCACTTAGTAGCTCCCCTTATTCATAGGGGTTACCGAGAAGATGTCATTCAATCCATTCCTATTCTTAAACTTGCGGAAGCAATAGAACCACAATTACTTAAACATACAAATCAAAAGAGTAAAACTTATAATTGGTACAACGATACCTTCTTACCAACCCTTTCAGATATTGAACGATTTGGGATTCGGGTCGATAGGGAAAAATTTGTTGATAGATGGCCCCAAGCCTACAAACATCTCAAAGGTGATGTAGTGTACACCGAATACAATCCGTTCACTGTAACTGGTAGACCTTCGAATAGACATGCCGGTGTGAACTATGCCGCCCTAAACAAAACCGATGGTAGTAGAGATGTGTTCGTTTCTGATGGGATATTCCTACAAATGGATTACAACGCATATCACCCAAGACTAATCGGTAAATTGGTAGGATACCCTATGCCTGATGGAAACGTTCACCAATGGTTGGCTGAACAATATGGTTGTGGAATTGATGAGGCTAAAGGAGTAACATTCCGTCTTTTATATGGTGGGATTGATGACGAATTTAGACAGATTCCGTACTTTGATAAGGTGGCAGATTTCATAGACCGATTTTGGGATGCGAGTGTTGAATGTAGTTGTATTAAGACACCAAACCGATTAATTCCATTGGATTGGGTTGAACAAGCAAACCCACAAAAAGTATTTAACTATCTACTTCAGGCATTTGAAACGGAAGTGAATGTTGAAAAGATGAGAAAGATATTAGATTTTATTAAGGGGACTGGGATTACATTAGACCTATATACCTATGACTCGTTTCTATTTGATGTACCTACCAATGTGGATAAGAGTTTGATTAAGGGTTTGAAAGAAATAATTGAAGAAGGTGGGTTTCCAATCAAAGCAAGTTGGGGAAAAACTTACGGAAACCTCTAAAGAACATATTTATAGTATATACAAAAATATGCTATAATATGAGAAAAATTACGTTCCTTTTATTGTTTTTAATTGTTTCCTTAACATCGTTTGGACAATTGGCTGATGTGAGAGTGAAAAATGAAGTGTTTGATATACTTTATTCACAATCATTAGAACAACCTTTAGTGATTAAATATCGTTCTACAAACCGACCTACAAACGTTAATAGAGGTCATATGGATTTCTATACTGAAAAGGGAATTAAAACATCCGATGGTGATGATTATAAAGGAAATGTTTACGATAAAGGACATGGAGCTCCTGCAGCAACATTTTCTGATAATGAAGTGAACTTAAAGCAAACATTCTCATATCTAAATTCAATAATGCAAAATCAATATCTTAATAGAGGTGAGTGGAGAATGTTGGAAGAACAAATCCGTAAATGGGATGATGTAGAACCAATCACCGTTTTAATAAAAACTTTCTTTGATACTCCGGTTAAAAGAGTACCAACTGGTGCAGCGATTCCATCACACTTACAAAAACACGTTTACTTTGAAAAACAAAAGAAATGGAAATGTTTTGTATTTCTAAATGAAAAGCCTAAGTTTTCTTGGGAAGAATTAGAAATGATATGTGAAGCTGAAGACCACAAATTTTAATGAATATGAATTTATCTGAATTAATAAACGAAATACTATCCGAATGGGCATAT